AACGCTAGAGCGTCTTGAGAGAATACACCACCGATAGAGTCATCAGAACCATCTACAGAGATATTTGAAGATTCAAAAATTTGAACCCCTGCTATAGTTCCTACGAAACCGCTTCTCATGGCTTCGTTTGACAATTCGGTATCTCTACCCACAAATGTGTTGGTCAAAGACTTCTTGACGTTGAATATCTGCTTTGGGTGGAAAACTCCGTAATATGGTGCAGGTGCGTTTGCTGTTCTTAGTTCTGCACTTGCTTCAAAGATATCTTGAACTGTGAGTTCTTGACCTGCTCCACCTGCTTTTTCTGTTGAAAAGCCTGTGAATAATGCTGATAGGTCTGCATCCACTTTTCTTGCGATAGCTTCACCGAATAATCTACCAATGTCACCTGCAACGTTTCTTGACGCTGAGTTTCTAGCTAAATCGGTCAATGTGGTCATAATACCTACTTCACTAGCTGTTATTGTAACAGATGTTGGGTTTACGGCTGTGTTTGATAAGTCAGATGCTTCACTTACCGCTGACGCTGATACTGTTGCGTAAACTGGTACTTCAACAGACTTACCACCACCTGCAATAGTGTAGTTTCTAACTAGGTTTCTCATTATTGACTGTTCACTTGCTACGAACAATGCTTCGGCTACGATTTCTGTATAGAGTTCAGAAATGGTACTACTGGTTGTTTCATTTGCCATTGTTTACTCCTTTAAATAAAACAAATTAAGGGTTTGAATTAATAATTCTTGGTTTGGAATCTCTTTGCCTTTTATATTCGGCATACCTTTTCCTGTCCTCTGGATTATTAAAATTTAATTCACTCAAATTTAAAGGCTTACTGAGTTCTTGCCTATCCACATTTGACACAGAGCCAGAACCACTTGGGGTAGCACTAACAAAGTGAGGGTTTTGTGTAAGAAACTCTTGCACCAATTCGTCTGTGGTCAAAAGCTCACCCACCTTATTGTATCTCGCTATTCCGTTTTTATCAAGAATTTCCACATTACCACTCTCGTTTAGTTGAATATTCGTTTTTAACAACTCAACTACTTGGTCTGGATTGATAGCTTTATTCTTGGATGCTGAAGATAATAACGACTTGTTTATCTTGATATCTCTTAGCTGACTTTCTAAATTCTGTTTTTCTTTATTAAACTCTTGGGTTCTGGTTTTCAGTATTTCTTCAAACTCACCCTTTTGAATACGTTGCTTTTCTTCTGCTTCCTTCTGTGTCTTTACAGCATTTATGGCAACATCCAAGTCTTCAACACCAAGCCGTTTATACATAATACCTCTTTCTTTGGCTAATCGCCTTTTAACGATTTCATTCATTTCATCTTCGGTGAATGTTTGTCCTGTTGGTGTTTCCTGTACTTGTGGTGTTTCTTCTTCTTTTGTTTCAGCAGTCTGTTCTACTTGGTTTTCTTCAGCCATTTAAATCTCCTTTATTTGGATAATATCTTTATAACAAAGTTTTATATCAAATGCTACTAATCTTCATCTTCTGGTTCTAGCCAATCATAATTACCCTCTTTACTGGCAATCTCTGACAATCTTATGTGTAAACCTTCACCCAACCATGCAAAATTTCTTTCTTCACTCTCTGGAATATTCCTTCTAATTTCGATAAATTTTTTGTAATCGTCTAAGGTTAAATCTCTTTCCAAACGTAATATTTGCCTTGCTTCTTCAAATAATCTACTCATTTATAATACCTTCTCATTTAAAAATTCAATAAATTTGGGGTCAACCAATTCTGTTTTTCCTAATTCGTACAGGCTGAAGTTTTCAGCAAACCATTCTAATTTGTTGTCATCCGCATATGTTGTGGCACTTTTTCCCCTAAACCTAGATATATTTTTCAAGTCTTTTTCTAATTGTGGTGCAAAGTAATCACCTCTATCTTTTACAAACTTTTGTTGGTGAATGTGGTGAGCAAATTCATGGTAAAATGTAGACCTTATTTTATCCAATTTACTTTCGAAAAACGAATCTGAAGTAAATGGTCTGTCATTAATATCATCACCCATTTTCCATTTAGTAACTGATGTTCCTGTCCGTTCTAAAGTTAAATACCTTGCGTTTAAATGTAAAACCCCATCACCCATAGACGCAACGTGAGTTTTTTCATTATTGATACCTCTTAATTTTGGAACATTGTATTTAAGAGCCAATTCATCCAGTTCATCCATAACTGCTTCTATAATCCCATAGTCTTTTTCTGACCATTTGAAGTCTATTGTTTCACTTCTTATTCTTCCTTTTCTGTCTTTAAGTACAATATGACCATAAAATTTTTCGTTATTTGCTTTTGCGTTTATTGCGTCACGATATCGTGCAAGTCCTCTACCTAGTGTGTCTTTTTTATATTTTTTATCTTTTGCGTTTTCTTCAAATCTCTTGCCTAATTTGGTCAAAAGAAATTGTTTGGAAACTGGCTTTATGTCCTCTAGCTTTATCTTAGTTGCTAATGATGTTACGTTTACTGTTTCTTCATCGCTTACTGGTTCTTCTGGCACTTGGTCTACTGTTTCTTCACCCCATGAAGGGTCTGTTGGAATCCAAGTATGTCGGCATCTATAGCCACCCCTTACTATAAAAGGGTCACCAGTAGACTTTCCTTGCCATGAACGATTTATCCAAGTTTCTCTTATTTGTTCTTCTGTGAGTGTCTTATTCAACATTGTTTTACAAAAATCTCTGCTATCTCTAACTAATGTTCCTGTGTATGTGAAATGTGTAAGACCTGCTTCTTTGGCTTTTGCAATAGTGAATTGTCCGTGAAACTGCATTACTGAATCATGTGCTATCTGACTTGCGTAACGTCTAAGGTTGTTCCCTGCCCTGTCACTTGCGTATTGTGTGTGTAGCTTTCTAACAGCGTCTTCTACTTGTGACCTTTTTAAATTATCAAACTTATTTTCATTGATAAAATCTACCAGTTCATTTATTTCTGCGGTGTTTGACCTCTTGTAAACTCCATTAATATGTGACCTTATGTTTGTAACCATGTCATCAAATGGTCTACCTGCTATAGTGCTTTGGTAAACCTCATCGTTTATTACTTTCAAAAATCTTTCGGCTACATCTTCAAAGCCACTAAAAGACTGTGTTTTTAGAGCGTTCAAGGTTGTTAGGTCTACTTCAGTTAGGCTTTTAAACTTTTTAGGTATAGGCATTTCGACAAATGTGTCTAATACCTCTTTTGCAATCTTGTTATATTCTTCGTTTATTATCGTATCGGCTTCGTCTAAGAATGTGGTTTCCACAAGGTTTCTAATTGCAGGTTGTAGTTGTATCGCTAGTCTTTGTGAAACAAGCTTACCGCCTGTGGCTCTTGTGACTTCTCTAATAACGTCTTCTTCTAGCCTATAGAGTACGTCAATAATACGCTGTTCGTGTTGGTCAGCTAATTTATCTAGTATCTTTGACATTATAGGGGGAAGTCTTTTTTCCAAGCTTTGATTGACCAGAAAGCAGGTGATAACGATTTCTGACCTTTGACCTCTTTGAGAACGCCACCCATTCTAGCTAAGAATGATTTTTGTCTTGCAGGTATGCTTTTCTTTATAGACATCCCCCTAGCACCAAATGTAACTTTGTTTATCTTACCAGTAGATTTGTTTTTTACATATACACCAAACTTTTTTCGCTTAGATTCGGCTGTAGAT